GGAGATGTATACAAACAACAAGTGCAACACCAAGTACAAGTTCTCCTAACTATTGGATGAAATTATGGGAAAATGATTATGTAATGGGTACAGGTTATTATATAGGTGGTCCTATTTCTCAAGACGATACTCAATCAGAAAATATGTTTATGACTGATTTAGATGTTTTTGATGCTTCTAGTGGTGCCTTAAACATGGAAGTTTTAAATACTTCTGCTGGTGATTTTAATGTAGTTTTCACAGGTACTAATGGAATTAACGCTTGTACTGAAAGTAGGATAAGGCAATCAGGCACAAGTGGTGTTACAATAACTGGTTATGTTAATAGTTCTGAAATAGATGGTTATGGTTATATTTTAGAATATGGTAATTCTATTAAGTGTAGTGATATGAATAGCTTTTATGCTTATAGTTTGACAAAAACTGATATTGTTAAAATGTATGGTAGTTTAATAAGATACTTACAAGAAAGCATTGGAATTGAAATAAGTACAACTATAATGAGTGAACATAGTGCTACTTATAAAGACAACAATATTATTATGTATCTTAATGGATGTACTTTATGTGGTGATTTTATGGGTAACACAATTACTTCTTTAAAATCTACTAAAGCATATAAGGACTTTGAAAACAATACTGTTATAAATGCCTATGGTAACACATTTTATGATATTGCATATAATAATACAATGTTAGGTGATTTTTATAATAATGATTTAAATGATGATTTTGGTAGAAACTTAATAAAAGGTAGTTTTTATGAAAATGAAGTTGATTATACGCTAGATAATTTTTTTGAAACAGTAAGTTATTCAACTTGTGCTGGAAATATACAAGGTAATAAGTTTTTTGATAGTATCGGCTCTATGAATATGACACATGCTAACACACTTATAAGAGATAATGTATTTTTAGGTGGTACACAAAACCTTCAAGGTGCTGCAAAAACTTGGATAAGAGATAATGTAATTACTACTGGTTTTAACTATGTTTACTGTAACGACACTGGAAGCAGTGGAAATTTTATTAAAATAACAGATAATTTTATTACAAATATGGGTAATCCAAGTGTAGCAGTTACTTTTGATAGTGGTGATGGAGAAGTTACTTTTATAGGTAATTTAGTGCTAGGTAGTTTTGGTGGTGCTGGTGCTGGAGAAGGTAATACTATTACCGAGGCAAGTGATTTAACTAACAATAAGTTTATAGGTGGAATAAAAGATACTGATTTTGTTAATATAAGTATGGATGGTAATATATTCTTAGGTGATGCTGATGACCACACATTTGGTAACAGTACATATACTACTACTATGAATGGTAATTTATTTCTAGGAACATCTAGTTTATCAACTTTTGGTGTAGATAAGAATAGTACGATACTTAATAACACTTTTGGTACAGGTTTAACAGGTGCTACAGTAAAAGGTGTATCAAGTTATAATTATGTACCAAGTGGGTATTCTAGTTTGACATTAGATGGTGATACAAGGTTGTATATAGTTAATGCTTTAACTTATAGAACACAAACTATATCTAATACAACAAGTGATGTAACTAGTTATTGTACATACATTAGATTAGATGGTACTACATCTGCTTGTACAGCAACACTTGGAACTGCTACTGGGAGTGGTACTATTAAGATTTTTAAATCAATAAATAGTACAAATACAGTTACAGTTAATGCTTCTACAAATAGTGGTACTATTGATGGCAGTGGTACTAAGACATTAGCGACTGATGAAGTTATAAAGGTAATAGATGCTGGAACAAATACATGGGAAATAATTTAGGAGGATAATATGGCTTTAGTTATAAAAGAAAAATCAGAGAATGTTTTTCAGATTTTAAAAGAAGAAACAAAGTATGACATAAATGGTAATGCTGTAACAATGGGTAACTTGGTTAAAGATGATGTAACTTTACAGGAATTAAACATTGAAAAAGGAAAGTTACAAGATCGTATTTCAACAATTGATGAGTACATAAGTTTAATAAACAATTTTGGAGGTTAATATGATAGGTTTAGAAGATGCTATTTTAAAGGCAGAGCAAAGTTATGGTGAACCATTAAAGGTTGTATATGCTTCTAGTGATTATACTCCTGAAAGAGAAGGTGCTACTTACACAAGAGGTACTAGTTCTGTGTTTATAGAACTTGATCTTGAGAATATAAAACCTGAAGCTAGAATTATCTTAGAAGAAAACAACAGAAAGTTTACAAAGAAAAGTTTATTTAAATCATTTTTAAAGAAGATTTAAACAATGTTTATACTATTATTTATTTTAAGTTTATTCTCTCAAGATTGTTTAGTTGAATTAGATATAGCAACTGTGTCAAAGACTAAAACAAGTAAAACTTCTGTTGAAAAGGTTTTCTTTACTGAAGGTAGTATACAAATAGATGATGAGTTTTTTGAAAGAGCAGTAATTAAATATAATTTAACACATGTAGATGGGGAATATTTATTTTCAACTATGGTTTATTTTGATGATGAACAAAGTCCAAGAGTTTGTAATAAAGAATTATTATTAAATTATATAGATGATTTAGAGAAAGCATTAAGGTGTTTATGTGAGCATACTCATACTTACTATAAAATACAAAGGTTATTTGATGCTTATATAGAATATAATAATCAATACCATGAGAGGTTATTTAGATAATGGCAGCTAAAAATTATTGTGATGGTTATAGTGATTTGTCAAAGGAATTTATTGTGGTTAGTAATAGGCTAAGTAAGGTGGAAAACGAAGTAAGTAATATAAAAGAGGATGTTACTTATTTAGTTAAACGAGAACAACAAAAAGAAATAGATTTTAAAAAGAAGTTAGATAGAGAAAATATAGAAGCTAAAAAAGAAAAGCGTTGGTTAATTGGTTTAGTAGCTACAGTTTTAATTTCTGTTGGTAGTGGTATTATATTTCTAGCAGGACATTTGGTTGATATTATTGAATATCTTAGGAGTTACTTTAAGTGATGGCTAAGTTTTTCAAATATGTAAACGATAAGTTAGAGGAATGTGTTAAGATGATTAAAGAAGATGATTTTAAACCTTATTCTATTGAGGATTTTAAATGTAAATGTGGCTGTGGTCAAACAATAAGTCCAAGAGATCCTTGGGTAGACTTTATGAATTATTTACACAAACAAACAGGTAACTATTACAAGATTAATTCTGGTTTTAGGTGCCATAATCATAACCAAAAAATGAACGGAATAGATTATGTTGACAAGAATGGAACTCACATAATAAGCGATCATTGCGTTGGTTTAGCTGCAGATATTGCAACTCCAAATTTAGTTACTAGAGGTGAAGTTGTTTATCATGCTTTTAAGTTCGGCATACCTAGAGCTATTGTATATGTTGAAAAGAAGTTTGTTCACCTAAGTACAAATTATACAAAAACAGTACCACTAATACTTTGGAATGAAGAAATATGAACATTAATTTTAGTAAAAAACTAATGTTATTTTTAGTTTGTTTGAGTATAATAACATATGCTTTATTCAAAAAGTTTCTAAGTGGAGATCAGTTTATAAATGGTTTAACTATATGTTTTGGTTTTTATGTTGGTGGAAATATTGGTGAGCATTATATTAAAAAGAAATAACATACGGCAGATGCCTCTCAACGATGCACACTTTCTGCCGTTTTATTTTAACTTAAGGAGTTAACTTGAAATATATCTATACTTTAATAGCTGGAGTAATAATTGGTGCATTTTTATTTTATTACTTTGCTCCACCAAAAGAGAAAATAGTAATTAAATACAAAGATAAAATAGTAACGCAGGACAAAATAGTAACTGAAGTAAAAACTATCACGAAAGAAGGTGAAGTTAAAGTTGTAACTAAAACAAAAATAAATACTGTAGAAAAAGAAAAAATAAAAGAGATAGATAAACTAAAGATAATAAAGCATAAACATCAAGTTGCAGTAATAAGTAATGTAGGTTTAGAAGGTATACATAGTGTAGGTTTAATGTACTATCGTCCTTTTGTGTTGGGCTTTGATATTGGGCTTGGTGCTATATATAACCTTGATAATAATTACAATGTATCAATAAATAGTATAAACACATCTAGGACAATTGACAGAGTAGCATTTTTAATTAGTGTAAAATATAATTTTTAAGGTATAATAAATGTATGGAACTAGTTGTTAAGGAAGAATATGTTGTAGTAACAGTTTATACTTGCATAGATGGCGATACATATACAACAGATAATATCTTATCAATACCTGAAACATTAAAATTTATAGCAGACAATTATGAAGAGTTAAACGAAGGAAGTTTTTTTGAAATATCCAGCCTTGATAGGTCTTTAATATACAATGAAGATGATGTAAAAGGTCTTGTTCATTAGGAGGTATCTATGAATGTAAATCAAATTAAAAAAGAAATAATAGACAGATATAGAGGTACTAAATTAGAGGACAAGGTTCTTGATTTTTTTAAAAAAGATAGTGTTATTAAAGCTATGAATAAGATTGAAAAAGAAACTTTGAAATATGAAGAAGAAAAGAACAAGGCTTTTAAAAAAGCTATGAATGAACAAAACAATAGAGCTATAGAAGAAGCTAATAAGGCTATTAAAAATAAGAATGGAAATAGTGCTTTAAAAGAACTATTAGGAGGTTAATTATGTGGAGTCAGTTAAAAAAATTTATGAAAGATTTTTACGGAAGGTACCTAGTAAAGCCGATAGGAGTAATTTTGGTTTTTACTATTTGTGCTTTTTTAGCACTTGGATTAATCTATGTTTATAAACTATTAATTTCACTATTATGATAAGTCATATTGGGCCAGTAGATACGCCTGATATACCTAAGCTACTTAAAGACTTTGTACAAGGTTTTAATTTTTATTGTAGAGAGTGTAATAGTGAGTGGTTTATAAAAGTATGGGCTAGATATGACAAACAAAAAGATAAATCTATATATCAATGTTGTAATTGTAAGAAGAAATACAGAATTCCTAAAAAAATGATAATGCATAAGTTTTAAGGAGGCTTTAATGAAGTATTTTATTTTGAACTTTCTAGTAATACTTGGAAGTTGCTCTATGGCTAGTCTACCAAATGTTCGATATGAAATAAACTCTATGATTAATGAGTTTAGTTTATATGATATTAAGACTAAGGAAACAAAAAAGTGTGACATAATTAACAATCTAATCAAGTGTAAAGTTCCTAATATTTGGAATAAGTCTAGGCTGATAGCACACTTTAAAACTGATAACTTAGTTGAGGTTTTTTACAAAGGTGAAGCACAAAATAGTGGTGTTAGTTATCAAGATTATTCACAAGATACTTCTTTAGTAGCAACAAATGTTGTAGGTGAAAGTTTAGAATATGTAGTTAGAGTCAGGTATGAAAAAGAAATACTTGTAAACGAAGCTAATCCTTTGATTAAGATAGAAGATAAGTTAGATGACTATGTTACTATTAGTTTTTATAGAAGTCCTACAGAAGAGCTAATGAGCGTTCCAGAAGAGGATATTTTATATTGTTATAACATTGTAGAAGATACTGATATTATGATTGGTATGAGTAATGAATTAAACAAAACAAATGATTTTAATTGTACTGATTATTATACATATGAAGTGTTTCCAAAAGAGATAGAGTTGCCTGAAGATGCTTCATATTTTAATATAGTAGCAGTATATGATGGTACTTCTTATTTGTATCAAAGAGTGTATCTATCTGATAACATTGAAATCCTATATGGAGATTGTACTACTTTTATTAATAGTTTAGAAACACATGATAATGTAGTGTTAGGTAATGATCTTAACTGCGATGGTGTTAATAACGATAAAACTATAGGTGATGTAAAAATATATGGAAATGGATACAGTATTTCAAATTTTGTTAGTGGCTTTAATTCTATCTCTAATTCGATCCTCATTGGACTAAAATTTGTAGGTAGTAAAAATATTAGTAATGAATTATCTTTTACAAAGATTGAAAGATTAAGCATTAAGAATGGTTTTAACAATTGTATAGAAGAGTGTGGTTTAGTGTCTAATAAGGCTTTTGATCTAAGTATGGATAAAGTAACCATTACTGGTATAGTTACAGGTGGTGGATCAGCAGGTTTAGTAACTGGTTTATATGTTAGTAATTTCCCAATGTATCCATTTATGTTTAATGATATTGAAGTATTAGGAATAGTAACAAGTGATTATATGGCTGGTGGTATGTTTGGTTTTTTAATTAGCTATGCTGAAATATTTAATAGCTATATAGATGTAGAAGTTATTGGTGATGGTTATACTAGTTGTGTAGCTGGAACATATATTGATGAACCTTATTTAGAAAATGTAAATCAAAATTGTAGTATAGGAGAATAGAATGAATAATTGTATATATATAGAAGATAATAATATTTGTATAGAATGTGGAACTGATGTAATTTATATTGATAGAGATAATGTAGAAGAGCCAATAGATTTAGAAACTATTTTAGAAAAAATAAAGAATAAAAAAATAGAATGTAATATGATAAATCCATCATAAAAAAAAGGGCTAGCAAACAAATGCTAACCCTTCAAGGTGGTATTAAATGAAATTAATAAATATAGTATAATATATAATTATGGCGATTGCAAGAAAAAAAACAATAAAAAAGAAAAATTTAGAATTTAAGTTACAATGCCAATGTGTAAGTTGGTTTAGGATGCAATACCCAAAGGAACTTATTTTTGCTATACCCAATGGTGGTAGTAGAAGAATAGTAGAAGCAGTTAATTTTAAAAGAATGGGTGTCTTAGCAGGAGTGCCTGATTTAATGTTAGTTAAGGCTAACAAAAACTACAATGGTTTATTCATTGAAATGAAGGTTGGTAAAGGAAAAGAGAGTGATTCACAAGTAGAAGTAGGATCAACCATAAAAGAAAAGGGATATGATTATAAAGTATGTAGAAGTTTTGAGGAATTTATTGAGATAATTTCAAATTATTTTTTATAATTGTAGTGTTTTATGGTATAATTAAAGTATGGCTATAAATCAAAATATTAGAACATATTCAAGGTTTGGTGGTTTAAGGCAAGACATAGCTGAAGCTAATAGTGGTCCTGATAATGCTTTAATAGCTAAGAACTGTAGATTCCTTGTATCTGATGAGGTTAGGCATAGAGATGGTTTTGGCTTCTTTAACAACACACAACCTGTTGATGATCCTATATCTTTAACAAATATATTGGGTATACACCAGTTTAAACATGGTGGAGAAAGTGATCTATTAGTAGCTTGTGGTGGTAACTTGTATGTTGAAGATGGTACTACATCTCATGATAGTTTAACTACATTATCAACAAGCCTAGATGACAGTAGTTATTATAGTTTTTGTACTTTAAATAGCCAGTGTTATATAGTTAATAATGCTGATACTAATATGAAATATGATGGTACAGATTTAACTAACATGAGTATAGAAGCACCTGATATAAGTGGTATGAGTACAAACTTAATAAATACAAGTGGTAATCTTGCTAATGGTGTTTATTATTATGTGATAACATATTCAAACAGTGTAACTGGCCAAGAAAGTAACCCAAACTCAATGGATGATAGTTCTACTTCTAATTTAAGATTAGATGTTTTTGGTGGACCATATCAATGCAGGCTTGAGGACATACCTTATAATACTGATCCACAGGTTAACAAAGTAAATATATATAGAACAAGTGTTAATGGTAGTATTTATGATGCACAATTTGTTACGTCTGTTGCAAACACAGAGACAGTAGCAGGTAGTGGTGTTATAGACGAGATTATAGACAACACAGCAGATTCTGATTTATTAGACCCTATACAGCTATTTCATAGTTCTGCACCAATATTTAAAAAGGTAATAGTTCATAAAAACAAAGTATTTGGTTTTGAAGAAAACTCTACAATATTACATTACTCATATGATTTTAATGGCTGGTACTTCCCAAGAGGTGAGTTTGGTGGGTTAGATTTTAGAGTTGAGATTAATAGAGATGATGGAGATTATATAAAGAATATAGTTAGTTATATTAATGGTTTAATTATATTTAAAGAAAATAGTACATGGATATTAGAAGGGTATGATGAAAATGATTTCTTTTTAAGAAGAATAGATTACAATGAGAATATAGGATGTGTAGGACATAGGGGTGCTGTAACAGTTAATAATTATGTTTATTTCATAGATAAGAAAGGTATATATGTTACAGATGGAAATGGTTTTTCTAACATATCACAACCTGTTCAAAGTTTTTTAAACAATAAGAATTTAATATTTGGTGAAGCAATAGATAGAACAGAAGTTAATAACGCTTGTATAGGGGTTGATACATATAATAATAACAAGGTAATTAAGTTTTCATTTACTCCTATAAGTGGTGATTATAATACTGTTACATTAGTATATGATTATGAACTAAAGAAATGGTCTTTAGATGATGGTTATGCTGCTCAAAGCTATGCTAAGTATGAAGAAGATAATGTTGAGTTCTTATTAAGAGGTGATGATAAAGGATATGTTTTTAAAGAAAGTGTTAATAATTATGATGGAGATTATTTATTTTTAGATGGTAACAATCCTAACACTGGTGGTGTTGGATATGTTATAACTAGCACGATAAATTCGAATAAAGTAACAATTTTAAAAGATGGAAGTCTTGATGCTAATCAATATAAGAATAATTATTTAATATTTTTAAGTGGTGATTTAAAAGGTCAAAAATACAGAATAGCTAGCAATGAAGGAACTATTTCTATAGAAAACTTTACTTTAATTGATGCAGATTTACCTTTAACAAATAATATATATAAAGCAGTAATAGGTTCATGTGAAATGACTTATGTTTCAGGGTGGGATAATTATGGAAACCCAGGGTATTCAAAAAGATTAAAATATGTAAGACCTAGAATAAAGACAAATGGTTCAGCAAATGTTGATTTATATAACTTGTTTGATTTCTCTTTATTACTAAATGAAGTAAGAGAAATAAGTATAACGCCTTCGTTAGTATATGGTAGTGATGATTTGATATGGGATGATCCAGATGGGTTATATTGGGGTAATGTTAAGATTGAATATGAACTTAAAAGGACACAGCCTAACAAGGTTCATACTTATCATGCTTATGGAATAAGAAGTTATGATATAGCAGCAGAGATAGTTTTAAATAATTATGATAAGATATATCAGGTTAAAGGATTAGGTATAAGATGAAAATTAATACACCTAATATCAGTAGTTTACAAGACTGCCAAAGAATGTTTATTAATATAAAAAGTGAATTAGAAAACAACAATAACATATGTTGGATTGAATTTGCAATAACACCTACATTTGTTGGGAATGAAGAAGAATGGAATGGAAGATTTAGTAATAGTTTTGGTTTTTATAATTATTCTAATGGATTTTGTAATTTTTATGGTTGTTTTAAAAGAGGTGACGAAGGTACAGTTGGAGAAACAGAAAGGCTACAGATAAAAATACCTTTAAAACCACTAAGTATATTCAAAGATTTATCTAATAAAAAGGATTTTGAACATACTAATTTACTTGGTCTTGGTATTGGTTTTGTTGAACCACCAAGTTCAAATATTCCTATTACTTGTTTTATAAATCTTAGTAAAAATGTTTTGTCTTTTATTAATGGTAGCACTAATAATATATTTGATTTTAATGATTTATATAGTTCATTATTATATAGTTTTAATATAAGTTATCCTAGTAATGGAGAATTGTTATAATGGCACAAATTGGAACATTAAATAGTTTTACAGCATTATCTAAAGTAGAAGCACTTGATCTAAATTATAACTATAATGAAATTGCTTCTAAATTTAATGAACATGAAAATGCTACTACTGACGTTCATGGTGTTACATCTCCTAACAGGATTGTTGGTAAAAACGAGGTTGAAGAATTTTTGTTAAAACATAGACCAATAGGTAGTTTAATATACTTATGGGACAACAACAACGCTTTGTTGAGTGCCATAATAAGTAGTGATATATATATAGAAATGGATGGAACTTCAGTAGAAGATCAAGATAGTTTATATAACCAAACAGAATTGCCAGATATGTCTGAAGTATATATAGTGGGTGGGGAAAGTGGTTTATCACAGTCTTTTGTTGGGAATAGTAATAACTCTTTAAATCTTTCTCATAGCCACACAAACACACATACACACGGTCTATCAAGCCATAGGCACAATATTGTCCACTCACACATTCCTGCTGTAGACCTACAGGTTTTTTGGGACAGGAATAACGGTGGAAGAGAACTTTATTTAGCAAAGACAACTTCTAACTCTACAGATGCAACTCATTACCTTAGAGAAGCGTTCGCTGGGACAACAGGGTCTAGCAACACATATACCCAAGGAATTCCAAGTATAATGAGTTCAACAAATGTATACCCTAACTTTGATACTGGGTATACTGATTATAAGTCTTTACAAAGTGGAACAAACTCTAACGTTACATCATCATCAAATATTTCAACTTCTGTAGATATAAACCTAGTTAATTTAAAGTGTAGATGTTTTTTGAGGTATAAGTAATGAGTCAAATAACAGGATTAAATCAAATATTAGTTGGTAATACACCAGATGCTAATGTACATAGGCAAAACTTTCAACTAATACAAGAAAAATATAATTTTCACGACAAGAATAAAACATTAGTACATGGTATAGAAAGTAATGACGAAATTGTTTCGGTAAATTATATTAATGGTTGGATCTCAAAATTGTTTTTTGTTGGAGAAGTTATTGCGATATGGGACAGCGAAGACGCAACAGTTCCTGTTTTAGACAGTGATCATTGGGTTTTAATGGATGGTGGAGAGATGCCTTCTGCTGGACAAGTTTTTTTTAACACAACTGTTTTACCAGACATGACAGAGGCATATGTTTCAATAGACAATGTTTGTTCTACAAACACAGAAGGTTCTAATACTTTTGATCTAAACCATTCAGAACACTTGTTTTCACACAATCATTCTATAAGCCACGAACACGCTTTTTCTAGTAATCACGGTGTTTTAGGAGTGGTTCTTTTTAATATTGGGGTAGGAGATGGAGATAACCTTTATGGTGGTGTTTCTGGTTGTGATAGTTATACTGTTTCAGAACGTACTGATGATTTCAATATAGATGATAATAATAACGTAACTAGAACTTTTAATCCTTTAAAAGGTTATGCTAGTTCTATTTCAACATATTCTGGAAATACTACAAATTTGTCTGTTACTTCTACAGTTAGTAGCAGCACTGGCGTTAGTGCAGCTAGTAAGAATTTAAACATAGACAGAAAACCAATGTCTGTAAAGGTAAGATATTACTTGAGGTATAACTAATGACTCAAATAACTAATTTAAACAAAATAATTAATAATACTAAAATATTATCACCTCCATTTAATTCTAATTTTACAGAAATTAAAACAAAATATAACTATCACGATACTGACACTACTGGTATTCACGGTTTAGGAACAGAGAATATAGGAGATTACAACACTTTAAATGACATCGTTCAGTCTTTAAACCCAAAAGGCAGAGTTATTGACGTTTGGATCCCTGATGATTTAGCTAGTATAGTACCTGCTCCAGACGCAGATGTTTGGAAGTTATGTGACGGCAGTGTTGTTTCAGATGTAGACAGTGTTTTTAATGGGTTAAATATACCTGATTTAGATAACAAATATTTAATAGGTGCAGGTAGTTTAGATACACCTGGCAGTATTGCTACAGACACAATAAACGCAACACCAGTTGGAGCAACTGATCACATGGTAAACATTGAGCATACTCATACTTTAGATGACCATACCCATGATGGGACAATTTCACATAACCACAGAATGGCTCATCACCACTCAATGTCTGGTTATGCTAGAATTTATGTGAACGAAGACTTTTATGGGGGTTATAACAACCTTTACATAAATATGGACCTATACGCAGGTACAGTGACAGAAGTTTGTGGTTTTCAAGAGGACGCATATAGCCTTAATAGTGGTCATAGTGGTGGAGCAGACGACATTCCGTCTTTTTTTGGTACAACATTAAACATGAGTTCGTCTGGTTATACAAGTTATTATACGGGTAATGATGCTCTTACTATTGGAAGCGTGAGTTCTTCTTCTTTAAGTAACGCATTAAATCCAAATCAAGATATACAACCTGAATCACTTAAAGTAAAAAGATATATAAGATATAAATAGGGGGACAATTATGAACAAAGGATTAATAACTAATTTACCAAAATCATTCAATGTAGAGGTTGAATATTTTGATGGAACTAAGAAGAATTTAGAATGTGCTGATAGGGTTATACATGAAAATGAATATGAGTTTTTAAATACAGATAACACATATACATTTGTGCCTAAAAGTAATGTAAAGTTTTTACACTTTGATAAAAACTATAGTAAAATAATAGAGCAAGTTGCTAAGATGAACAAGGCAGTTAAGGAAGAAGAAAAGAATAATGAAAAGAAATGAGAGGACATTATTTACACTAAATGATAAGCAAAAAGAATTGCTTAGTAGAATAGATTTGTGTAAAACAGCTACAGAAGAAGTTGTTAAAATAATTTCCAAACTATCTTCAGATGGTGATATAAAGATAGAAACAGCTAAGGAATTAATATATGCTGCTGCTAAGAAATATGAAGATAATGAAAAAGATATGAATAAGATATATGATAAAATATGTATAGATTATAATTTAACACCTGATGAAATTACAAGATTAGATATTAATCCTGTTAATGGGGTAGTTAGAATAATAGATAAAACTTATGATGAACACGAAATGAGTAATCGTAGGTTTAGAAGAATTTGGAGGTAGTTATGGGAAGCCCTTTTGGAAGAGAAGGATATTATGTAAATAAAGATAGGATGAGGCATGCAGAGAACAATCTATTTGATAATACTGGTCAAGGATATTCTCCTGGTAGTTCAGGGTATAATACAGGATCTTATGATGGTGGAAACTATGGAGTTAATCCTGAAACTGGTAGAAGTTTTACAACACAGCCTAAGTATTCAGACTATGTAAAGGAAGGAGATCCTTCTAAAGCATTTGCTGGTATAGCTAATGCACAGAAAACTGCTATGCAAAGAGGTATGGCAGGTGGTAATAGAAGTGCTGTAAGTTCTTTTGGTAATCGTGGTTTAGGACTAGGTGGAGCTGGTGGAGCTATGGCTGATAACAGAAGGAACTTGTCTAGAGGAATGGCTGATGTAGAAAGAAAAACTGGTATGGATAAACTTGGTTACAATACTGATTTATATAAATATGATAGAGGTCAGTCTTTACAAGAGGAATCAGCTTTAAGGAATGCAAGACAAGGTGATAATACTGGTATGAGAAATGATTACGCAGCTAATCTAGCAGCAATATTACAGCAGTTTAATATGGATAGGGGTGCAGCTAATGATATGTACAATCAATACTCTAATACATATAACCAGTTTCAAGGTAATGCAGACCAGGGTTCAAGTGGATGGGCAGCACCAGTAGCTAATTGGGTTGGTGAAACATTTTTAGAAGGACCAGAGAAAATTTCAATATTTTAGGAGAGGTAAAATGGCTGATAATACAGGGTTTAGAAATATGCCAAATCATTATTCAGGTTTGTATAACACTACTAGCAATTTGTTTAATTCTATTGGAGATGATGTTTCAGGTCTAGCAAGTTATATAGGTGAAAAAGCACCAATACTTTGGGATATAGGTACGAAGCCTTATCCAGAAGATAACCCTATATTTGGTAGTGGTAAAGATAGTTATGGCTATACACCTGTACCTAGTAGTATGGAACCATTTTCATATACTCCTATAGAAGATAACACTCAATCAGGTGGTTATAGTAATTTTGATCCTAATGGTGATGAACCAGAATTATCACTTCTTGATACACTTACACAGCAATATGGTGATTTATTAGATACTGACGCTAGTGATTTTAAAAGATCAAGAAGTAAGATTGGGAAGTTAAAACAATTAACAGCACCTAAAGTAGCTAATCCTGAAAAGCCTAGTAAGAGCTTAGGTTTGGGTGGACTTTTAAATGTATTTGATAAGGTCCACAGGGGTAAAGGTGTAAGAGATGATAGTATGTTATATAATACACTTGCTAGGAATAATGAATTAGATAATCAATATAAAAGAGATTTACAATCTAATGCTTTAAACAACGCAAGGTTAATGATGCAAGCAGATAGATTTAATGCTGATGCTGCTAATGATCTTGCATATAGAGTTGCTTCAAGAGAAGATGATTCTATGAAACAAGCATCTAGAGAGAAGCAAAGTAAGTTAGATAATTTACTAACATCTATAGAATTAATAAAAGATAAAGAAAACAAGGCTTTTGAAAAAGAATATAAAAGAAAGTTAATGGATATTAAAGATAGAGAGTTAGATATTAAAGAACAAAAGATTAAAGCTAGAATGGCTGGTGCTAGTGAGTTAGCTAAGAGTTCAGTATTTAATAATATCTTTTCTAAAATATATAAACAACTAGCTCAAGAGAATCCACCAAAAGAATATATGAATCCTAAGACTTGGTTTAGTGGTGATGTTTCAGATGTAGCAAAACAGGTTATGGATTTATCTATACAAGAATATAATAGGTTAAATAATACTAGTGCTGGACAAGGTACACCAGTAGGCTCAGGTGAGAAGATTGGTAGTATTGATTTAAACCAATTAAATAATATGACAAAAGATGATATCGTAAATTTAAGTAGGATGAACCAAGGGTTATAATATAAATGATAACTAGAGAGCAAATAGAAGCACTTAGTCCTGAAGAGAAGAAAGAGTTTAAGGTTAAGTTAAACCAAAGACTTAAAGAGCTTTATAACCAAAAGAGGGAAAGAGATGTCCCTCAAGCTATTAGGTATGGTTTAGATACTTCTTTAGTTGGTGAAGCTGCTAAGGGTTTAGGTAGGAAAATACCTATACTACAATTAGCAATGAATACATTTAGAGATAAGGATAAAGAAGCTCTTTATGAACCTAGGGGTGCTTTAGAAAACCTTGCTTCTATTGGTACAAGTATTGTTGCAGATTTACCAGTTCCTGCATCTATTTTAGGTAAGGGTATTAAAGCTGGTAAGTATGGTAAGGCTATAGCTAATTCAGCATTAACAGGTGCAGGTTATGGTGGTTTATCATCAGTATTTAGAAAAGCTAGAGAATATACAGATGTAAACGAAACTCCAAAAGTAGGTAGTGTGCTAGCAGAAGGTACACAAGGAGCCTTAACTGGTGCTGCTTTGGGAGCAGGGCTAGGTACAGTAGGTGCAGGGGTTGGTAAGGCTTATACAGGTTTAAGTAAAAGGATTAAGAAGTTAAGGGGTTTAATGTACCTGAATATTTAGAAAAGAAAGGATATAATCCTGATATTGTTGATGATATTGCAGAAGAAACATCTACTAAATCAGAAGGTTTAATTAAATTAAGAAAACAAGTAAACAAAGTAAATGATATTATAGATAAAGGTAAGAGGAATAAATATTTATATGAAGTTAAGTCTAGTAACATAGCTAATAAGAGTAAGAAAATATCAGAGAATACAGTATTTAAGAATAATAAACAAAATGAAAAGACATTAACTAGTATATTAAGACAAGCTAAAAGAATTGATGATCAGATAGAAAGAGCTGATAGAAAAGCTGTTTCAGAATCTATGTCAGAATTAAGAAGAAGGCTTTCAGATAAAGCTAAGATGGCTGGTAGGAACAAGAAAGAAGCAAGGATGGTAAGAGGTTCAGCTAATGTTGTAGATGATGCAGGTTTAGTACAAGCAGATTCTAATGCTTTACCTTTTGCAAAGACAACTGTAGCAGACAAAGAGCTTTCTAAGATATTAAAAGCAAAGACAAAACAAAATCAAATACCAAGTTTAAATAAGAAGAAAGCTAATTTAGAAAAAGAAGCTAGAAAGATATTAAAGTCTGCAACAGATCCTAAGAAGTTAGAAAAAGATGTTAAGACAAACTTAAAGGTAGGGCAAATACCAAGTGAGAATAAGGACTTAACTAAGTTAGGTAAGAAATTAAGAAAGCAAAGAGAAAGGTTTTTAAGAGAGAGATATAAGTTAGATGATATTAAAAGGACTTATAATGTAGACGAATCAGATTTAACTAAGTATGGTGTTGGTGATGCTAAAGAAGAAACAAGAAAGGTATTACAGCAAAAGATAGCTAGGAACAGATATAATCAATTAGGTTTAAATATTGTAGAGCTAGCTGAAAAGGCTAAGTACAATTCTAAATCAGATAAGTGGAAGAATGCTAATGTATTAGCTAATGATATATATATAAGAACAGGTGTAGATACAGGAAGTTTAGTTAACAAAGGTTATGGTATTAATAATCAAAGTACATATTCAAGAGAGCCTGCAATTAAGCTAATGCTAGACATAAAGTCAACTAAGAAGGCATTTAATCTAAGTGATGATGATTTATATAAGATTATAACAGGTGATAAGAAGAGTAACATAAGAGAAGTTAATCTTTTAAAAGAAAAGGTTAATAGATTTACTGATGATTTATATTCAGAATTAAATAAATATTATCCAGGTCAAGATATAGGTTATATAAAAGAGTATTTACCTATACTTAGAAAGAGGATGTTTAGTGAAGCATCGTCAGATGTTAATATAAAATTTGATAGTAATAATTTAAACCCTAGGTTTATAAATCCAAGAATAGAGGGAGATGTTAATTCATTAAAAAGTATAATAAATGAAAAAGATCCAGCTAAGTTAATTGATTATTATACTAATTGGATAGAAAGGCTAAGGGTTAAACATAATATAGGCAAGCCTATGGAAAGGAAGTTGTTGTTGTTAGAGGCTATGGGTAATGAAGGTGATGCAGATAAGTTAAGAAAGATATATATGGAGCTACTAGGTTTGCATAGAACAAAACAAAACTATAATAAGATTTTAGGTACTGACATTACAGAGGCTAACTTTAACATTTTAAAAAGTATAGCAGAAGAGGCAGATAGTAAAGGTCAGGCTGTTATGAAGTCTATATATGATGGTATGTATAATTCATATATTGGTTTAAATTTTAGGTTAATAACAGCACAGAAGTTTCAGAAGTGGTTAGTAGGTGTACCAGAGTTAGGATCTAAATATATATATAGGTCAAATAGGTATTTAAAAGACAGTTCAACTAAGAAAGCACTTAAAGAAGTTGAGTCTAGGTTATATCCTTTAGAGTTTAATTATTCAGAAATCAAAGGTAGTTCAGCATTAGGCAAGACTGGAGAAACTGTTAAGAAAATAAGTAATTTACCAAGTAAGCCTTTAATGACTTTATTTGGTAAGTTAGAGAAGGGTAACAGGAAGCATATATTTGCATCAGCATATAATAAGATGAAAGAATTGGGTGTAACAGATGATGTTATGAAAACATTAGACCAGACACAGAGAAGGCAGGTTTTAAGAGCTTATAATAAAGGTGGAGTAGAAGAGGCATCTAGAGAGTTTGGTTTAATAATGAGTGATAGGGTTAACTTTATATACAATGCTATTAATAGACCTGAAGTTTTAAAAGATAATGCTGTTACGAGTAAGATACCATTTACTACTTGGAGTAGAGGTATGTGGAGTAATTACTATAATGACTTATTAAAAGGTGATTTAAAGACAGCATCTAAGCGAAGGATATATCCATTAATTTTAGTTTATTTAGCAAGTATGGGAACTGATGTAGACTTTACAAGTTATGATCCAAGTGGAGGTTTAACTAAGATACCACAAATCATGCCTATGGTTGGTACTGATATGAAAGGTCAATTTTCTTTTGGACAAACTGCAGAAAATATAAGTCCTATAATAAAAGTATTAAGATCACTTAGTAAAGATAATCCTTTAAAAGAAAGTTTAAGAATTAAAGACTTTAATAAATAATATACATTCCCTAAAAAAAAGAGTAAAAAAAACTTCCCTGCTAAAAAAAAAGTATGTTAATGTGAATGAGAGATTCAATATCTAGGATCCACTATACTGCTAGATTGTTTATACAAGATATATATACTAAATAAATATAAGAAATATTTTAGCATGGAAATATAAATTTGTCCAATAGTTTTTTTAATTATTTTTAAAATATATACTCTGCATGCTAAATATATACTCTGCATGCTAAATACATGTTTGTAATTCATAAAATTAGCCCATATTTAAGTTTATAGAAGACTTAAACACAGGCTAATAGAAAAGGTTAGGCATGTCTATATTTGTTTGTTAGGATGGTTTATATGAGCTTTTTTTTGGATCAATTTATCATAATATTTTTGAGCAGTAATAATTATTGTTTCGCTATTAGATTTTCTATTTTCAGGTCTACCATTTATTGCTTCTTCAAAACATTTTTCACAAGTACATCTACTCCAGTAGTGAGTTGTTAAATGTTTGGGTGCTATATTTTTACACCATGTATCTTTTTTAATCATACTTCTTGTTTTGTGTATTTTCATTCTACCTCCTTAATAGAACTAAGTATATAACTTAACTCATCTTCTATTCCCTTTATTTCATCAATAACACCATCTCTTTCATCTTCTAAATCAGCTAAATCATCATCTAGTGCTAACTCCATTCTTTCTCTAACATCTATATAATGCTTAACTGCTTGGTCTAATTTAACTACTATATCTTTTAAATCAAATTTCATATCATTCTACCTCCTTTTTTCTTTTCATTTGGATCTTGATATACTTCCCATACTGGTTTGTGAAAATATTTAAAATACCCATCCCATGCTAATTTACCATATTCGTCTAACCAAGTACCTTTCTTGCAATTAAATCCATCATAAGTAACATAAAAGTATATATAGCAATTCTCATTCCAGTTTTTGTGTCTAACCTTAACTCCATTATCAAAGCCTTCTATTTCATATAATTTTTTATACATCATTATACCTCCCGTTTTTCTCTTTCAATCAACAATGCTTCAAACAATGGATTTATTTCATCATCATACCAAGGATCAAAACCATCAGAACCATCATTGCCGTATCTATTCATGTCAGTTCCGTTTCTTTGCATCATGTTTATAATATTATTTAAATGTCCTGTTTCTAAATCAGATATTAATATTTTCTTACCTTCTTTTGTCGTCCAATATTTACTCATATCTCAATACCTCCATCTACTATGTCAGCTATTAATTCATCTAAATTATACTCTCTAACTGTATCTGCAATACTATAGCCATCTCCACTTCTTAATTCTTCTATTATTTCTGCCATCTTGCCTTTCTGTAATTTACCATCCTTAACAAGCTTAGCTTCTTCATACCTTTTGTATTTATCTGGCAGTTCTAAAGAACAATATTTGTAAATTTCTTCCCAATCTCTGTTAAACTCTTCTGTATCAAACATTATATATTTGTAAGCAAAATCTTGTTTTAACTTTTTTATTCTTTTAGCTTTGCCTTTATAATAAATAGTCTGCCCAATTTTTAGTTCATAAAACGATTTTTTATTCATATTAAGCCTCCTTTATTCTTTTTAACAAAGCATCTTTTATCTTATCTTTTTGTTCTTCTAAAATTTCTGTAAGTAAAGCCTCCATTGGTTTTCCATAATCATCATGGTCATAATAATCATATTTATAACCTAATAAAAAATTCTCTATAAGTTTGGAAAGTATTTCTTCGTTGTTTATTAAATATTCCATATGTTTTTTTATTTCGGCTTTTAGATCATCTCCCATGTGTGCTTTAACAACTTCTCTTAACTCTTCTTGACATATCCTATTAAAATGTCTACCTATTAAAAAATTCTTAGTATCTAGAACTATTGTTTCTTTAATGCTCTTACTTATTAGATTATCTAAATCTTTTTTTACTTCTTCGGTTATGTTAGCCACTGTCATATAAAGCCTCCTATCCTTTAATTAATAAACATATAATAAAACCTAATAAACCAGAGAATAAGAATAACCCTAGGTTAAATGTCTTCTGATGTTTTTTAGTGATACTAGATCCAATCAAAACATCCATTGGCATTTGTAAGAACAAACAGAGTTTTAAGAGTGTATTAACCTTAGGCATTTGTTTACCTTTTAAAAGCATAAACATAGTAGTTTTACCTATTCCTGTACCTATGCAAACTTGATCTATTGTTAGTTTTTTTAGTTTCATTGTATATTTTAATGCTTCTGCTATATAGTTTTTTAATGCTTCATCATTACATTTCATATAAGTTATCCTCCACTATTGTATAAGAACCTTTACCATTAGGTACCATTTTATATATACCTTTATAACAAGTATCAAAGTAGTTGCAATAACTACACTTCCATTTATCCTTACCTTTAATATCTACTTCTCTTTCAGGAATGTTATCACTTGTTACTTTATCAAATCGTTCTTGTACTTGGTCTATTATTTCTTGCCCATAGTATAAATCAACTTCCATCATGTCGCTTTTATTCTTATCGTAATATACAAACTTAAACCTAGGTATATCTAGTTTGTACATATAGCAATGGGCTTGACATTTATAAGCATAGTCTATTTTACCTTTTTTTACTTCATAGTTATAGCTTTTAGTATTAATAGACTTAAAATCTATTATCCATTCTTCACCCCTTGAGTCTTTAAATAACCCATCAATATGTCCAGATATTTTATGTTTACCTATATTAATATCTAGTTCTTTTTGTGATCCATATATCTTATCTCCAAGTCTTTTCACTAGTTGATCTTCAATAAGGTATCCAAGTTCAAAGGTAAACATTAGCCTAGATTTTTTCTTATGTAATGAAATCCAATCTTCTGCTGGCATATCTCTATCATTAAATTCATTAAGTAGCTTAGGACTAGTATTGTGGTATTGGTACCATAGTTTTCTAGCACAATGCCCACTACTTGAAGCTCTTAGGCAATCAGTGTTTGGTTTACCACTACTTATCTTATCTTTTAATTCCTTTAAATACTGTTTTAAAGCATCAGTATATAGGAAAGAAACTATTTCTTGCATTATTTATTCCCCTTTTAAAGGTTTAATCTTAAAGAAACCTTTTAATTGTTTGTTTTTTTTCATTATTCTTCTAGCTAGTAAAGGTGTATATCTATTATCTATTTTAACAGGGTTTAAGAAATCACCCCATCTAACATGATTTACAATAGCCCATATACTGTATTGTTTTTTACCTTTATTAAATGCTCTAATACTTAATTCTTCTATGCTATTATATATTTCAGGATTATTTTTAAGCCATAGTAAAAATCTACCTTGTATTTTATCAGTCATGTTATGCCCCCTTATCTAACTTCATAGTTAGCTAGTTCATCTTGCATTTCTTTATCTAAGTCTTTAATAGCAAGTTCTTCATCATATTTAATCATTACATCTCTGCTTATATTTCTTATTGTATCTCTAGTTTTTTCAAAAGGCATAGCTATATCAGGTGAAGCTAGAAGTTCAACTAACCATTTATTTTTAACCTTATCATAGATGTCGTTATATTCTTGTTCATTAGCTACCAAACCAGTTCTTTCAATGTCAAACAGGATATCGTTTGCTAGTCTAATAAGCCCCAATTCTTTATCCATGTAGTGATAGTTAGCATTTATTTCAGATACAGCTATGTTGTAATCTCTTTGTAGCATTTTCTGTTCAAACTTAGGTAAGTTCTTTAGGTCTTTAGCTTCTAGTTCTTCAATAGTTTTTTCTAGGTATGCAAGTTCAGTAGCTATTTCAGAGACTTTTGTCCAGTTAATGTTTATTACTTTTTCTTTATTCATTTGTCTGTCCCCTTATTATATTATTTTAAAATGGTATATCCTCTTGTTCTTCAAAGCCTATTTCAATGTCTTTATCTCCATTAGGCTTTTCAGTTACCTTATCTATTTTAGCATTTTTGTTTTCAAATAAGCCTCCAGCTTCAGCAATAGCTTTAAGCCTTTTAATTTCTAGCTTTAAATCGTTTATTTGAGATTGAACACTTGGTGCAGTTGCATTTTTGTAGACTTGCCCATTCTTAGCAACTGATTCAGTTACTTCAAATTCAACAATGTCATTTTCATTTATCTCTTTAACATTGTTAAATTCACAAACTGCTTGGTAATCTTTTTCAAAAGCTCCGTACCAAACATCGTCAGTTGATAATAGCCCAAATTTTGTGTAAGGTACTTCTCTCCCTCCCCTGTTGTAAGAACCTTGTTTTTTACTAACTTTTTTAACATTAATTTTAATCATTTTCTTTCTCCTTGTTTATTATATATTCTCTTAGTTTTTGCCTATCTACTACACAACCAAGTAGATAATGCTTTTCATAAAGCCCCCATCTAATCATTTTAGTCCTAACTGCTTGCTTAGATATACCCCATAATCTAGCCAACTCCTGAAAGGTTATATACTTTTCAGTTAGCATTTTTTCTTTCCAAGCCTTGTCCATATTACCAACTCCTTTATGTATATTTTAAACTGTTTGCCTATATTGTCAATGTTTTTTTTAATAAATTTCCTTAACAATTTTAAATTTTTTAGAATTAATATAAGCATCTTTTAAATGATTACGCATATTGATATAGGTGTCAGTTTTTTTAAATGCTTCTATCTTTTTCATTTCATCATTGTAAAAATTATCAAAGTTATTTTCAATTATGTTATTCGTCCAAGCAGTGAAAAGTAGCATTGAGAAACTATATTCTTTAGCTTTTGGGTCGATTTTATATATTTCGTTAAAGCATCTATTAAGAGCGTTATAACTAGCTTTGTAATCGTAATCGGTTTGTTCATCATTTAGGAATATATCATCATACCATTTAATAGCTTCGTTTTTTTCTGGTACTTCATGCTTAATAATATCGTTTCTATGCTCTTTAATTATCTTGTCTATATGGTATATAGCAGGGAATGGGTTTATGCCTGTAGGTGTAAAATCAGTACATATAAATTCAAATAGATTAGAATAGTCTGGGATAGCTTTTTTATTAAGGTATCCTTTAGTTATATCTATTTTTTCTTTATGCTTAGTTAGGTCAATTTGATAATAATCTACTAGGCTTTTAATAAATTCAGCTAATATCAATTAGATACCCCCTTTAAACATATCATCAAGTATTTTTTTATTATTATCTTTTATATCTTCAAAGCTATTAGTTTCAATATTTAAATAATCTTGGTAGTTATAAAAGAAAGTTGAGCCATTTTTAATATATCTAGGTTCAATATTATTTTCTTTTATATATTTTTTATAATTCTCAATAGCTATTAGTAAGTCTTGATATAAGTTTTTATTTGTTTTACTTTCGTGTGAATAGTGTTTAAATGCTTGTTTTTTACCAAGTTTTTTAGGATAAACACTCCATAATTCCTCAAAGTCTTGTAATAATTCTTTATTTAGGTTATCTTTTTTATTTTGGTTATTATCTATTTTAACGAGTTGCTTAGTTATTTCTAGCTCAAAATTTTTTATATATTTTCCAATTTCATTAATTGCTTTTAAGCTATTAGGGTAAGTATCAATTACACTATTGATATACCTTTCAAGTATTTTTAATTCAATTATAAAGTCATCGCTATTTATATATAATTTTGATTTACTCATAATTTTAAATCTCCTTTAAGTTATCTAAGTTTAATTTTGCTTCAGCAAAAACATTATAGTCTAGTATATCGCCGTACCGTTCAATGTCGTTAATTTCTTCCCCAATTCTGATAAAACCAGCTTGTTTAAAATCTCTAACTAAAGGCTTTAAAAACCCTAAGATTAACTTTACATGGTCGTAATCATCATACCATTTGATACTTTCATAAATAAAAACAAGCCCTTTATCAAAATCTAACTTTACACTTTTTTTAATGTCTGACATTTCTAATTCTTCTTTTACTTCTTTACTTGCTTTTAAGTATTCCTTTTCAGGAACACAAATTGCAATATCGCTTCTATAACCCATGATAAACCCCCTTATTTATAGTAATTTTTATAATATGGTTCTTCTAAGTCTAGTTCTTGTATATCGGTATTATCCCAGTCTATTTTAGATTTTCTAATCTTGTCTATTTCTTTATCACTAACCCAATTAGTATTAGTTTCAACTGATATTAAATCGCCTGACACATCATCATAATTAAAAATTTTATCATTTACTTGTATTTTCATTTTACACTACCTTTTTTTTATTTTATTTTAATGTCAAAAATCTTGTCTTGCCCATCTTTTGTTATCTCAACACCATTTAATAAGCCTACTAATTTATATTGACTATGAACCCTTATATCTTTTACTATTGCTTGTATTCTTTTATATAAATCTTGCTCATAAATTGGGATAGTCTGTTCATCACAATTTGTTAGATTATTTCCTAGAAAGTTATGATAACTAAATATGTTCTTGTCATATATATAATTACATATCTCTTCAAAATCTTCTTTTAAATCTTGTTTTAATACATCAAGTTGTTTATTTGTGTAGTCGTAATTTGTTCTAAGTTTATAAGGTAATGTTTTACTATGCCTCATTTTATACAAATCACACTCATTAAATACTCTCAAACTTAACTCATCTTTTGAATAATTTTTTAAATTTTCTTTCATTTTATCACCTCTTTTTTTATTATTTATTCTATTTGCTGATTAACCCAGCTTCTAATAAACTGTTTGCTAGCCTTTGGTAAGTACCCTGTAAGCCGTTTATTGTACCAGTATTTAACAAGTGTTGGAAAAATTCTATAATCTCACTATCTGATAAGTTACCACTTTCAAAGTCTATAATAAAATCAACTATGTCTTTATTTGTATTGTTCATAATACCCCCCCTTATATAAAATATAATTCATTGTTTATTTCTAAGCTAATTGCTTCTTGTTTAAGCTCCTTCTTTAACTTTAAACAATAATCTATTATGTTATTAATCTCTTTTTCTAATGTTATACTATCAGTATATGCATAGCATAAGGTTACTTGTTCTTTTACCAAGTCTTTAGAATTGGTAACCCAGCATCCGATTGCTTTGGTACTTGTTGCACCTCCAAACTTTTCAGATAATAATGATAAAGTCTTATCTACTATTATCTTATTATCAAAATCTTTGTTAATATCTATGGTGCTTGGTACATAAATACTAACTTTACTACCTAGCTTAATAAGATTTTTTAATTTTTTGTTTTTCATTTTTAATACTCCTTTAAAGTTTTTTTTGTTTCTCAACTGTTTATAAGTGTATCAGACTTGAGATGTGTTGTCAATATGTTTTAAAGATTTTTATTCTAAATAAAATCAAGTGTTTAGAAAAAAAGATAAAAATAAATTAAAAAAGATTTACAAAAAATAAGTTAAATTTTAAAGTGTGAAAAAAGATAAATTCAAACAGCCTCTATAAAGAACTAAACAGCGACTAAAAAAACTGTTTAAAATGTATACAACTATGTCAAACAATTAGTCAATCTAAAAATGTCAAAGACTATTTTTAAATAATCAACTAAATAATTAAATTATCCTAGTCAATATATAATACCATATAGTATTAATTATAAGATTAACACACAACAAGATTATTAAGTTAATTAAAAATAATCTATCATAGTAATAAAAATATTCTATCGTGTATTCTTTACAAAGATGAACAAAGACAAGTATATGTCAAGAGTATATGTTTTTCAAACAACAGTTATCAATCAATATAATTAGACTATAAACACATAAAACAAGGCTTATTAATATAAACTAAATTAGTTTAATATATAAGGAACATAAACTAAAATTGTTTATATCAAATATTTGACTATCATTTATTTTAGACCCCACCCATGCATTGAACGGGGGTACTTAAATCCGATCTAAACTCTATATAAAACTTGTACGGATTATTCCTAATATTCGTGTAGATTTTTGTAATAGTGGAGTAGATTTACATTATTTTGAACGAAATATATTTAAGACATAGATATACTTAAGATAGTTTAGTTTAATTATTTATTTTATATATATATATATTAATTATTTATTTAGGATAGTGTTCAAATCGGGGGGATAGATTGTTTTAGTAGTTCTTTCTCTATGTTATCAGTGTTATCTATTTCGCCTGAAAGGCTCACTAAACACACTGAATGTCTGAGAGAAAGTTAGCTGATTTGAACATAAAGGTGCCCTTAGTAAGAGTATGGAAGAAAAAGTAATAAAAACCATACAATTACTAAAGGCTTTTATATGAGAGGGAGAAACTGTTGTCTTTTGAGTAGCCCCTTCATCTCACACTGCATTTGAATTAGCTCTATACAGTAGTCCTAGCTAAGACAGCTAATGCCTCCTCAACCTCTCTAGGACAGGGTGTAACTTAGTTTGCCTACATGGAAGAGGTTTTATCCTTGAATTCCATTTCAGATTTACTAATGCTTACTTACCCAGCTTGCTCCGAGTGGTGGTGTGTTGAGTTCCCAAGTACCACCTTTATCGCTAAATGCCCTTCGTCTGGGAGTTTCTCTCCTGTACCGAAACATTTAGGGTTATTATTTTTAATAACGATTAAATATTATATCATAGTTTTTTAAATGTGAAGTATTTTTTTTATTTTTTTTTATTTTTCTTCAAAACCTGGGATATTGTTGTTTATTTGGATATTTGTTTGAGATAAGCCTTGGTCTTGTTTTTCTATTATTTTAGCCATTGAGTCGTATACTTTGTGTAGTGCTGGTACTTGCTCTTTTTTAGGTAGTTCATTTCTAATTTTTTCTTCTAATTCTAGGAATTTATTTAATACTAGTTCTTTTGTTACTAGTTTTTCAAGCATTATTTTCTTGAATCCATCTAGGTATATGTTGCCTATTTCTTGTGTTTTTAATGCTAATATGGTTTCTAGGTGGTTTTTACGAATTGTGTTGCTTATATATTCTTCTTTTTTTCTTTTGTTAGGTGCTTTATTGTCTGAACTTCTATATGCAGGCTTTAAAGATGTTGTATATGTTTTATTTTCCTGCTCGCTTACTATTGCGTCATATATTTCATCTTTTGGTATATTTAGTACGAGTTGGTTTACAAGGTTTTGTAACCTAAATGGCAATGTATTATAGCCATGTTGTGCTATTTCTTGTGTGTTCTTTGGTACTAATAAACAATCTTTACTCATATATGTAATCTATTATACCACGATTTTTGTTTTCTTCAAACCTTTTTCTGTGATCTAACCAGAAATCCCTTTCTATGTTATTTAAATTAGCTAACTTATCTTCTACTTTAGTAACTGCTCTTGAAGATGTGTCTTTAATCATTATAAGGCAATATACCATTGCGTCAACTAGGTCATCATGTCCACCATGTTTTGAAGCTTCTGGAAATTCTAGCATTTGTTTTATTAGTTTTTTATTATTTATGAATACTCTTCCATTTTCAAACATATGTTGGACACTATATGCTCTTCTTGTTTTATCTCTATCTGCTTTTAATGATATAGCTGGTAGGTTTTCATCATTTAGTTTTTGTATAAGTGCTGCTTGATAGGCTACTTTTTCAACTCCAAACATATCTGGTTTATAATAATCATATAATTCTTTACAGTTGTTTATTGTTGTTTGAAAAGACCACCTACCATGCCTTGTTTCTATTTCGTGTATCTTATCGTTGTCATCTATACCGACAACACATATTGCTGATTCATCTAGTTTTTCATCTTCACCTTCTGTGATAGCTGGATCTACAGCCATAAATATAGCTTGAAAGCTTGTTGGCATAACAGGTGATGAATGTATGAAGTCAGGTGGAAATATTTGAGCATCAAATACATCCCATGATCCTTCTAGATATTTAGCAACTTGTAGTGGTTTTAATGTTTCTCTAAGACTTTCTATATATCCTTCTGGTAGATGTGGGTTATCAGTAGGAAGTGCTTGAATAAAGGTAAAATCTTTCTTTGGTGTTTTATTAATCCATGGGTCTACAAATTCATCTTTTATCCATCCTGGTTCAGGGTTTGTAGCAAGCCAGCCAAATAATCTATTACTTGGTATATGACCTAAACGAAGCCTCGTCATCAACATATAGAATATGTCCTGTGTTGTTTCTGTAGCTTCATCTATACCAAACCACCCTAAGTTTAGAGATTTTAATTTATCAGGGTTTTCTAAACCACCCATGATTATTATTGAACCATTTTTTAAAATTATCTCACCTTCTGTCTTGTTTTCTTTTAATATTAGATCAGTTGGTAACATATCTTTTAATTCTACATATGTTGTTTTTTTAAAGGATGTATACTCATGCCTACATAAATAACCACGATTTTTTGGAAATAATAATGACATTTGTATTGCACAAGCACATAATACTGTTGATTTTCCACTACCCATGCTTCCACCAAATAGCTTGAACTTACTAGGATTACTCATAAAAGTTGCTTGTTTAGGTGTTGGATTGAAATCGTAAAAACTTGGCAAAGTATTAAATCTCTTTTTTTTTATTTTTTTTATATATTTATTTAATTATATGATATAATATTTAAATGTAAAAGTAAACAATTATTTTATGGAGGATAATTAAATGGCTAAAAGTTATACAATTAGTAATAAAGAAAATCTTGGGAGTGTTAGTATGATTAGAGTTGATTGCTCTGGGACTAGTACCGATGCTTTTGCTAACTCAACACCTGTTGCTTATACAGCAGAACAGTTTGGGTTGACTACAGTTTTAGATGCAATATGCACAAATAAAAGCACATACTCTGTTAAGTCTAATATAACTTCTAGTGGTTTTACTCTAGAAAGTTCTGCTCAAGTTGATGGTGCAGATGAACCTGTTATTGTTATATTTGGAAAGTAAATGTTTAACAATGCTTATATAAAACATCTAAATGAAGAAATTAAACATCTAAGAGAGCTTAATAAGGAATATCAAAAAGTTATTATAGCTCTTACAGATAAACAATTTCAATACAATACAGTTGGTTATGACCAAGAAGATGTTTCTAAAAAGCTAGTAGATGAAATAAAAGATAAAGATCCTCTTACTAAAACAGAAGAAGCTGAAAAACAAATAGCTATGGAACACTTAAGGGAATTAGGCTTAGTATGATATTACTAGATTATAATAAAATATATGATTTATATACTGAATATAAAGAGAATAAAGAATACACTAATTTAGACAAAATATGTTCTGAATTAACTGATGTTTATTCTTCTTATAATAATACAGTTCTAACTGAAGTTGCTAGAAAAATTGATTATGTTATTAATTTTTATAGAGGTAATCATTGGCTTAGATATAGCGAAGAGAATAATAGGTATACTCCTTATGGATCTAACAAGTTTAATGAGAATATCCCCCAGTGTGTAACTAATTATGTTGCAAGTGAATGCGATATGATCATAAGTCTTTTAACTAAAAGTAGAGAAGGTTTTAAAGTTATGCCTACTAGTGATACTTCTGAAGATAGGAATAAAGCTAGAATAGCTGAAAGTATACTTGATGCTAACTTTTATCTTAATAATGAACAACTTAACAAAGAATTATTTGTAAAACTAGGTGTTTTAACAGGTACTGCATATAGGAAAGACTATTGGGATTCAACAGAAAAGTGCTTAAAAACTAAAATCTTATCAGCATTACAGATAATTCCTGATTTACAAAATGGTATAGAAAATATAGATGAAGGAAATTTCGTAATGGAATTTGGTTTTCATCCTATTTCTAAAATAAAAGACTTATATAATAAAGAAGGAAAAGAATATACAGGTCTAGCAAAAGACATAACTGAAAATGATAACAAAAACTTACAACTTAGATATTTACAAAAATTACAGAATAATAGTGGTGATGATGCTGGTCCAAGTAATCATGTACTTGTACTTGAAACTTATATAAAACCTAATAAAAAATACAAAAAAGGTCTTATTATAATAAGTACAGACAAAGAAATACTTTATATATCTGAAAATAATTCATATGCTCAATTTAAAAAGTATTATACTCCATATAGTGAATATAAGTTTAAGTTAGATTTATTTTCAGCACATGGCATAAGTTTACCAGAGCTTATTATACCTTTAAATAAGGATATAAATAAGATTGATAGCTTACTTATGTTAAATCGTGCTACAATGGCAAGTCCTAAGTTCTTAGTCCCTTATGGGTCTTTATTGCCAGATCAATTTGTTGATGGTAGACCTGGACAAAGAATTGATTATAAAGAAACAGGGCGTGGAGATAAACCTAGTTTTGAATATGGTAAACCATTAGATAATAGTGTTTTACAAGAAAGACAACAAAGAGTCCAAGATATAACAACTATGAGTGGTACTAACGAAATACTAAGAGGTATAAGACCTCAAGGTGTTTCTACTGCTGCTGGATTAAACTTATTACTTGAACAAAGTTATTCTAAGTTTGATAATACTGTTGCAAGGCTAGAATTCGCTATGAGTAAGGCTTATACTAAAGTTCTTAATTTAATTAAGTATTATTATTCTAAAAATGATAGTGAATATATAAAGAAGTTAAGAGCATTTAATAGTAACTCTACAAAGGTTGCTATAGATGATTTCTTTAAAGATGGCAATATTGGGAATAATATAGATGTTAGAGTTGTACCTGGTAGTATGATGCCTAAATCTCAAGTAATGGAACAAAACAATATTAAGGAAGTTGCAGCTATGGGAGTATTTGGAGTATTAGATCCAGTACAAAATCCTATAGGTAACAAATATTTCTTATCTAAATTTAATTTGGATAATTTTAAGACTCCTACTAATGATGATGCAACAAGAGCTAATTGGGAAAACGACCTTATTAGAAATGGTGAATTTGATGAAGTAGAAGTAATGCCAGTTGATGACAATGTTATACATTTTAAAGTTTTAAATCAGGAAATTAAAAAACCTGACTTCTATGATAATAATTCACAAAAGATTGTAGATTATTTCTGGAAGCATTTATGTGAACATTATCAAGAACTTACACCACAGGAAATGCAGATGTTAAAACTAACACCTAAACAAATGGATGAATTAGATTTAATGAGCGTTAGTTTAGGAGCCATTACACAAGAGGAACTTGATGCTAAGAAAAAATTAGAGCAACAAGAAGCACAAATGCAAATGGCACAGGAGCAGGCTATGATTGGGCAAGAACCCAACCAGCAGACTGTCCCCCTGCAAGAAGGGCAAATGCCCAATGATAGCATAATGGGGGCAGATAGTAACCAAGATTTTTTTGGTGATTCATCAGAAATGATGTAAAATATTTAAAAAGGGGGCAGAGGATATAATGAGCGAAGAAGTTAAAAATGAAGCTGTAAAAGAATTTGTAGAAGGGACTGATTCAGCACCAGCCCAAACAGAACCTACTGATGCGTCTGCAGGGACGGAAAATACTGTTGAAGATTCTAGTAGTTCTACTGATAGTAAGTACATACCTAAAACAAGGTTTGATGAGGTAATCAATCAAAAGAATGAATTTAAAAGTAAAGTTGAAGAGCTTGAAAATAAATACAAAGCTTATGATGGTTATACTTTAGAAGACTTAGGTATGGCAAAAGATTTTTATACATTTGTAGAAAACTTACCAGGTGGAGCAAAGAAACTAGAAGAGTGGGTTAACAAAATGTCAGGAGAAGTTAGTAAGACTAACACACCTAATTATTCTAATGAAGAAGAAGGTGATCTTTCTGATGAAGAAAAGAAGTATAAAGAATTATACGAAAAAATGACTAAGCATGATGAAAAACTTCGTATGTACGAAGAACAAATGCAAAAACAAAATTTTGAAAAAATAAAGCAAGGGTATGTCAGTGCTTATGAAAATTTAACTAAAGATGAGAACTATAGTGAAGCAGATCACAAAATATTAAAGAAGTTTACACAAGATTTCTTATATCAAAATAACAAAAACTTTGATAAAAAAGTAGATCATGATGCACTTGAAAAAAGTTTTAATTCAGCAAAAGAATTACTTAATAGTGTAAAAGGCTCTAGTTCTAATCAAGAAGTTGATGAAGTCCCTACTCCTGGAACAGGTGTTGAAGGTGTTCAAAAACCTAACTTAAAAGATCCTGAAGAAAGGAAAAAAGTATGGATGGAAGGCATGAAAGACATGAAATTTTAACTCTTGCTAAACTAAAAAGGAGTTAAGAAAATGGCTACTGAATGGACTAATGAAGCTGGTGCTTTAGCTAAAAGAGCATATCCTACAGATGTTGTGGAATCAGTTGTGAACACTGCTGTAGAAACATATAAGAAAGTAACAAAGACAATGAAATTAGAAGGTGAAGGTGAGTTTTTACCTGTTAAACTTTATGGTAATGAATCTGGACAAGGTAATATTGCAGAAGATGGTCAATTACCAGCAGGTGGAAGCCAAACTGTAAAACAAGGTCAAGCTAAACCTAAGGTTTTTACTCATGTAATTAAATATACAGGTTTATCTTTAAAAATGCTTCAAAGTAAAAGAGCTGCTTTTGCAAACACTATGATGTTTCAAATTGAAGAAGGGATTAAAGATGCTTCTAAAGAGATTAATGCTCAAGCATTTAGAGATGGTACTAACCTTTTGGCTACTGCTGCTCAAGCATCTGCTAGTGGTAATGATCTTACAATAGATAATAATATTCCTACACATTTTAGACCAGGGATGCTTATCTCAAGTGCAACAGGAACTAACCCAGAAGAAGTTGTAAGTGTTGAAATGCCTAATGCTGCAAATGGTACTTACACTGTTACATTAAAAGCTGCTGCTTCTGGTATTGCAGGTGCAGATATTTATAGGAAAGACGAAAAAGATTTAGGTTTTGAAGGACTCCCTAATATCACTGCCACTTCTGGAACTTGTATGAATATTGCCAAAGCAACTTTCCCAACATGGAAAGGGTTAGAAGTTAGTTCAGGAGGTTCTAATTTATCAGAATCTATGTTACTTAAAGCTAAAGGTTTAATGAAAATTTCAAAAGGAACTAAACCTAATTGTCTAATATCTAACGATTCTCAATTTAGAATGTATATGGCTGAAACAACACCTCAAGTTAGATATGAAGCTGGAAAAAGAGATTCACATCCAGATGTTAAATATTACTGGAATAGTATGGAATGGATTGTTGATGCAGATTGTCCTTTAGATGAAGTATATCTTTTTGACAAAAACCAATTCATGTTGTTTGAAAATACACCACTTGGATTAGATGATAGCAAAGGTGGAGTATTAAGATTTGTTGATTCTTATGATAGTTATGTTACACTAATTAAGACATATGGAAATTATGGAACACAAAACACAGGTTCTTTCGTAAGATTACATACTCTTAATGTACCAGCTATTGTATAAATAGTTTTATAAAGGGGAGCTTATGTATATAGAAGAAAGATGGCATAACGAAGTTAAATCAATAGACAATAACTTATATATTGTTTTTAATGAGAACATAGAGCGTTTTGAAATAAGGCATAGGCTCCCTTTCCATGACATTGATAGGAGAATTTTAATTGTTGAAGATGGAGGAGATTTTAGAAGAATTGACTACGATATACTAAGACAGTTAAAGTATAACTATCCATGGGAAGCTATATACAAATATAAAGACCAAGAGTCTTTAGCTGACTGGTATCTAGAACAAAAGAAGATACAAAAAGAATATAACGAGAAAATGAGATATAATTATAGACAAGATTTTATATCAGATAATATGAAGAGTTTTGAAAAGGTTGCTGATGAAATGGGTAGAAATGCTTCAAAAAGAGCAATAAAAAAACTAAAATTAAATGACGAATATCAAGAATTTGTTGATAGCAAAAAACCAAAGAATTATTAGGGGGACAAGATGGAGAAGTTTAAGATTAAGGAAAAAAAGATTGTATGGAATCCTACACCTTTTAAGGTAAGTTTTAAGTATGAGTATGAGGCTATTAGCTTTGATCCATTTGAAGAAGCAGAAGTTGCAGATGACCAGTTTTGTAAATTTATAAGACAAGAACAATCTAAATATGGTTTAGTTGT